AGCTCATCAAACTTTTTAGGGTTTGCGATCTCGTCGCAGTCGGAGCAGATGAACACCGTGTCATCAGGCATCATATGAAGTCCAACACCGAGAGCATCTCTTTGACCGCGCTCTCGGATCCACGGGTCAGGGGCCTCCTCGACAGTTGGTAACTCTACGTGCAGCACCTGAATCTTATCTTCAGGTAAGCCAAGTTCTCGGATGGTGTCTAGACAAGTAAACTCTTTGTCTTCACCTCTATGAGTACGATTAGCATCTGTGATAAGAAAACCATCTACATGGTCTTCAAGAGCCCTAATGCGAAGCTCTAGAATCTCACGCTCGTTAAAATAAGGAAAACAATCAATGAGCACAGTGAGCTAACAAAGATGTAACTATATTAGCTCAATCTCTCTCCTGTAGATACTTAGAAACTTTTTGCCTAGCTCGAGTTACGGCATCGTTACTATCGAACTCAGAAGAGTCACCGTTGTCAGGGCCGATACCTGTGTACTGCTCCGTGGGAGAAGTAGGTGCTTGCGGTGTGGGCGAGTAGTTCAGGTCAGTTCGTTCGTCATTTAACTCCTCTACAAAAGCATCGGTAGAAGGTTCATTCGCTCGGCGCTGCTCGTCAGCAGCCCGCATATTCATCTGATACGCCTGAGCAAAACCAAAAGCAGCTTGAGTGTAAGGGTCCATCAATACAACACAAAAACAGCATTAACACTGCCACTGATAAGAGCAGTACAGGCGATGGGAATTAATTGGTTACCGTCTAAGTTAACCGCAGTAGCTTCCTGACCGGGAGCGTCTGACATCTCAACAGTCAAATAATCTTTACTGCTGGTGCCTTTAGCTTCAATAAAAATTGCTCGACAAGTAGCAAAATTTTTACGACCGGAAGAAGGATCCCAGCCAAAGCCACTCGCATAGGGTAACGCTGAGGTCTGCCCGTAAACAGAACCAAAAGCTCGGATATCCATATAGAAAGACTATTTCTTATATCTTAACTCGACTACCCGTTCTTTTCGATGTATTCGATAAGGCGATCCAGGTACCATTTCGCTTTCTTCAAGTCCTCCACACCGTTTTTGTAACGCTCTCTTGATACATATTTAATTACGTTACCTTTCATGAAACCTACTAACTCAGAGTCAGTCAGAGTCGACTCCAAGTAATCAATAGTCTCAACCCCACCTTGATTGTAGTGAGACGGATGATCTACCGGATCCTGTTTCCTTAAAGCACTGACGACACCAGGTTTTGTATTGGCAGCCATTTCTACTCGGCGTTCAAACTCAGGAAGACGACGTTCCAAACATCTGGGATATGTCTAGGACAGAGTTTAACTGCACCTGTAACTGTTGGCTGTACTTCGAATCCATGTGTTCTAACAAAGCGTACGGCGGAATTTGCACAGAAGATCCGCTGTGGATTATCGGAACAACACGTCGATGCTCGTGACCAGCAGAGACATTTTCAAAAGCAGTACCCAAAGAACTTCTGTCAGCGATCGGCCAGCAACGAAAATCTACCTTTTTAAAACTTTTTACAGGATCTGAAGAGTCGGAAGCTGCGTAAGTGTCAGCCATATCCTGGTCGAGTATCATCATTCCCATGTAAGGATTACCGAGAGATACAAAACCTACTATTCCATCTAGAGGCGTAATTACTTTTTGTACTACGTAAGGCCGTTCCCCCCAAACTTTCTTTGTAGGTTTATTCAACTGCCACTCCCTGTGGTTATCAAAAGGAACGAACTTATCCTCGTACTTCTCAAAACGACAGAAACCGGGCTCAAGGTTTAATTTCTTCAGCCTGTCTTTCCACTGATACCAATATAAAAAATGCTCGCTTCTAAAGAGCATATCATTCTCTGTGTAGATGTAAAAGTCATAGCTTTTACCTCTTATATCTTTTAAAAGCTTATTTTTATGAGCCCAAGTAAGGTTAAACCCCTGCCAGGTTTCATCGGCCACGACTAATTCGAGCTTATTAAACGTAGTATTCGCCTTTAACAATTGTTCTGCAGTGCTCTTGTCGTCACGATGCTCCCAATCGATGTATATGAAGACATCTTTACTTCCTGGAAGCTCTTGATACCCCCTCAGTGTCTCTAAGAGACTGTCAAACCTAGAAAGTGGGTCGTAGGCCGTTACGAAAACAACGAATTTGAAGTTCTCCATCAGTACTCCATCTCGAAATTACCTCGACGCTGTAGGAAACACACTAAGTGTGTGTATGCGTCCAGTAAATCGTCGTGTGACGTAGCTCCTATGTTGATTAACTGATCAAACAGCGCATCGAACTTACGGTACCTGTTGAAAATTACTTTTTTATTCTCCAGGAGACCTAATGTACCCCGAAATCTGGCGATCTTATCTCCCCGAAACCCTTTTACCTCGTGGATATGTAGGTTACCTAAGCCCCACTCATTAAGCATTACTCGTTTAAGATCAGCGGCCAAAGAAGCTTGGTAAGCAACAGATTCAACCACGAGGCTGCATGTCGAATAAGTAGGAAAAAACTTCCCTTCCGTATCTTCCTGAAGAATACCCCACTCGACAAGCATCTTACAGAGCAAATCGATCTTCTCAAGGTTTCCTATAGAACGCACTTGGTGCGAATCAATGATGTAGTACTTATCTTTTAACTTACCTCCAAGCACAAACGCCGTGTAATCTGAAGTTTCGTTTTTACTGGCCGATAAATCAATACCGACAGCCAATGAATCAAACTCAGTTACGACATCACCTTTAACGAGAAGGTCTGGAGATAAAACCAGATCCGATGTCATAACCGGTTGTTGCTGGTATTGGAAAGCAAAAGCAACCGGATCTAACTCCTTTTGCCCTTGTAGGTAGTCGACACTCCACTGCTCGGGCCAATAGCTAACAGCTTCACCGTCATCATCATATGTAAGTGCTTCCTGTTGGACCTGTTTCCACCCTTTCTCAGGTACAAACATCGTCTTATGGATGTCTAAAGGGTGAAATCGAGTTCCCAGACAAATAGATCTACCTCCTTCAAAAATAATCGGAGCGATAACAGAACTCCAGTTGTTGTTCATCTCTTCGCGAATAGCCGGGTTTTTAATATCTGTGCTGGATTTAATAGGGTCATCGACAATAACTAAATGAGCACGCTTAGACGTGATCGAACCTCGTAGCCCTGCTGCCCTAAGTGTGAATTCCTCATCACCCACACGGCTGATACCTGCGTAGTCAAAATCAATTGACCAGCCGATATCTGACTGCATACCAGCCCTGAGTTGAACTTTGGGGAAGATCTTTTTAAAAGTCGAAGAATCAATAATCTGTTTGATAATTCGACTTTTCGGAATAGCCGTGGCGATGTTATATGAGCAGTAAATAATCTGTAACGGTAGCTGCGCAGTAGTATGACGACCAATAATCCATGCAGTAAACATATTCAGCACGGTAGACTTAGCACTACCCCTAGGTGCCAGAATATCTAGATTCGGTCCTGCGATATCTAGAAGATATCTATTACTCTCACCCGTTATTAAATGTTTATGCCACTCCAGCATATGAGCTGCAGGAGCTTTGTCCATAATGGTGCAGAATGTATGGAAGTCATCTGCAGCTCGACTAAAAATACTATCTAGCTCTGTGTTTTCTGTATCCACAGCTTTCGCAGCCCTAAGCTTTAAGTTCCTGCGGTAAGCAAAGGTTTCTCTACTGGGCATTATTAAAGGACTATCTGTATAGTGTTAGCAAGATTCTAGCTCTTAATGGCAAAAATTCTCTGGTACGGGGACATCCTCTCTAATACTGGTTTTGCTCGCGTAACACACAGTGTCCTTGAGCATCTAGCTAAGCATCACGAAATCGTAGCCTGTGGTGTTAACTACGCTGGTGATCCGCATAGTTTACCTTTTAAGGTTTACCCTGCAGCTGCAAATAACCCAGCTGACAGATTTGGTATTGGTCGTCTGCCTAAGGTAGTAGAGCAGGAAAAACCGGATTTTATTATCTGTTTAAATGACATCTGGATCGTAAACCAGGTATGGGAAAGGGTTCACTTACTTAAAGACTCGCTGAAATTTAAATTTATTGCTTACTTCCCAGTCGACTCAGAGTACTATGTAAACTCTATGCTTCGTTATATAAAAGACTGGGACTTCGCGATCACCTTCAGTGTTGAACAGGCTAACCGCCTCATGCGTCAAGGTGTAAAACCTAAACTCTTTGGTGTGCTCCCTCACGGGCTCGACCTCAATAAATTCTTTCCCATGGAGAGGAACGAAGCTCGGAAAATGCT